GCAGTACGCTTTAAGCGTTGCATTTGCATTTGAGCTGACTTCATATTCTTTTCAGCAAGGCGACCAATATAATCGGTCTTCTCATCTTTTCGAATATGATTAATCAAGTTAGTTAAGTTTTGATCTAGCTTTTCGGATTTATCAGCTGATTGCGCAAGTGCTTCACCTGCGGCAACACCAGTTGTGCCGAACAAGTCCTTAAAGAAGGCACCTTGACGATCTTTTCCCCAGCCTTTAGTATGTTCGTTGATCATACTAAAGATAGTATCTATCCGCTTTAAGTTACCTGACTTATCATAAAAGTCGCTAATCGATAGACCAGCTTCTTTCAATGCTGATTTTGCATTCTTAGTTGGCTTAATCAAGGAAAGGATAACTTTGCGTAATCCAGTACCAGCAACACTGCCTTCAATTCCTCGGTTAGATAATTCACCTAAGGCGCCAGACATTTCTTCAACGCTCATTCCAGCAGTTTTAGCTGTAGAAGCTACATAAGAAGCTCCTATTCCCATATCTTTAAAGCCACTAGCTGTTCTGTCAGCACCAGAAGCTAGAGCATTAGCAACTCTTTCAGTATGAGCAAGTATTGTAGCTGTATTTTCTGATCTAAGTCCAAAAGCATCGACAGCTGTTGATGTTACTTTAACTACATCTGCTAAGTCGTCGCCAGAGGCTCGAGCTGCCTTCATCATTGAGTTCATAGCACCGAGGGCTTGAGTACCACTATAACCTCTACGAACTAATTCTTCATATTGTTCACCAATTTGATGTTGAGAAAAGCCATATTCTTGGGATAACTTAATTCCCTGTCTTTGCATCTCATTTGCTTGCTTTGTAGAGGCCGCATATTCTTTTTGATTTTGCGCAGAAGTTTGCAAGAGGTTTCTAACTTCAATGTATTGACGTTGAACCTTAGCTGCGTCACTCACAGCTTTAGTTGCTCCTGCAGCCACTCCGCCAAGTGCTACTCCAACTCTAGCAAAAGCTGACTTTGATTCAGACCACCATTTTCTAGTATTAGCAGTTGAATCTTTTAAAGCTGTATTAAATCGTTGAATATGTTGACTACCAGCTTTAAACATAGAACCAAGTCTAGTAGTACTTAAGCCTCTGCTTTGTCTAACAACTTCTTTATATGAAGAAGCCACTTTAGAAGCCTGTTTTGCCTGGTTTGCTAAAGTGGTCGAGTTTTTACTAATCCTTTCAGAAAAGCCGTTTAACTTGTTTTCTGATTGAGATATTTGATTGTTTAATTCTTTAATGTGCTTATTCGTGGTTTGAACAGCTAAACTGTTTTCACCGTATTTGCTTTTCATTAAAGATAATTCGCGATTTCTACTTGCTAATTTAGCTTGTAATTCAATTAAATTGGTCTTTTCTTCTTTGTAAGAAGCGATCAGCTTTTGCTGACCATTTCTAAGGGAAGAGGTTACTGAAATTTCAGCATGCAGTTGACTTTCAAGGGATTTTCTTTCTGCTCTTAGCCCTGCTATGCTAGTACGTTCAGCGCGATAGAACTTACTTTGATCACGTAATGTATCAGTATAAGATTTAGTAGAAGTCTGAATTGCTTCAGTCGTTTTTCTGAGAGCATCAACACCAGTTCGAAGTCTTTCAGCGGCTTGCTGGTCTGCGTCCATCTGATGTTGTAAATTGCTAATTTGAATCTTATACCGTTCAATAGTATTAATATTCCTAGCCCATCTAGCCCTGTTTGCATCAGATAAAGTCCCTTGTCGTTCATCGTTGACAAAGGCTTCATTTTGCTTTCTTAATTCTTTGATAGCTTCAGAATATCTATTTACAGCTAATTTAGCATCATTCAGCCTAGTAGAATAAGCTGAGAGAGAGCCTTCACTGTTGCGCAGTTCAGCAAAGTCGGCTCTCATTACATTTTTAAGTGCCTGCGCTTCACTCTTAATTGTTCTTATAGTTTTAACAAAACCGCGATCCTGAAGATCAACAGTAAAGTTATAACCTTCAATTACTGGCAATTATTTCACTCCCCTAACTAAACAAGCGTCAGCTGCGACGCACGTTGCTGTGGACTTTCAGCATTTTGAGCCGCAATCCAGTTTGAGAATGAATTATTGTAGAACTGATCTGGCGTAGCACCCATTCCATTCTGAACAAACTGCTGCGCCATATAATCAATGTCCGCTATATTGTCTTCTAGCGTGACTTCGATTCTTCGTCTCGCTATTTTGGGTCTGTTAATTCTTCATCATCATTAGCAGGTGCTCCATTTGCTAAAGCTTGAGCACGCTTGACATTTTCTTGCATTCTTTCAATGGTTGGCAATTCAATTCCAGTAAATTTCTTGCATGCTTCTGCATAGAAGTCTTGGATTGTTGAGTAAGACAAGTTTTTCATCTTTTCTTTGTCTTCTTTTGTAGTTAAGCCAAGTAATACGCATGTTTCGTCAAGAACAATAGGAATAATTGCATTGCTATAATCTAAAAATCCAGCATCATCCTTTTTTTCTTCATCTACTTTGTCCATCGCTTTATATACTCGGCCTAAACCTTTTGACACAATTTGTACGTTATTGAAAGAATCTAAAATTTCAAAATTTTTACCAAAAATATCCTTAGCATTAAAGTTTACAGTTTGCATAATTCATTTCTCTCTTTCTTTATTAAAAATTCCCACCATCACACCCGATTAAAAGAAAAGAGAGCAACCAAATCTCACCTGTTTGTTGCTCTCTATGTATTTATTTTTTAATTACTTTCCTAGACCTGATGTACCACCAGTATTAGCTTTAGCAGTCCCACCTGTCTTAGGATCATAAGAGTTGCCTGGGCATACTTCATCAAACATTTTCTTGATATTTGCATCCACATCACCATCTTTAAAGTCATCTTCGTAATATGTTGCGTATGCCTTATCATTCCATGGCTTATAGCCTTCAGCTGTAAAAGTAATGTTATCATCTTCTGGTGTTTTAGTAGTATCAGTATTAGTGCTAATATTTTGTGAAGATTGAGAAAAGATACCTCTACCAAAGGCATACCAAACTCGCTTTAAAGTAACACGATCTTGCGTTTCTACAATTAAAGCACCTTCAGTAACGCCATCTTTAGGGATCCACGCACCCGACACGGATTGCTCTTTACCAAGTAGCTTTTGTAAAACAGTATGATTAATCGCATTTGAATCAATTGCTACAGTAGGTGCTGCGTCACCTACTTCTACGTCTACAACTTGGTTGTTGCCTGAAACTTTGTTTACAGTACCAGACATAGTTGAAATGTTCGCAGACTTAGAACCTAAGTTGCCGTTTCCCTTTACAGTGTCAATTTCGAAAACACCATTTTCACTCAAACCATCTTTGCCGACTAAAGTATTACCAGAGGCATCTTTAAGTGCAACATAGATTGTTCTTAAACCTTGTACGGCCATTAAACTTTCTCCTTTATGTAATTAAAATTAAGAGAATTGGTAATAGCCTGACCATCAGGCGTAATGACATGGCCTGCATTTGAGTAGTTATAGTACCCATAAGAAAGCAAAAAGGACGAGAGTTGATTTTCTAGTCCTTCCATGTCACCCGACCAATTCTTCGGATAATAAAATGTCAATTGAATTCTTCTTCGTTCTGAAATAGGAATGCCGTTACCATAGACATGTCCTCTTCTAGGCAGTTCTGAAACAACAACGATCGCATCTGTTTGAGAATCATCATCTGGGTCGACCATATATGGCCAAATATGTTCAGAACTGAGATCAGAAAAAAGGCTGGCGTTTTTTCTAATTAAAGAAACTACGTCAGCCACTGGAGTTGTCATCTATAAAATCAACTCCTTTTTATAAGCCCTTGCGTTTCAGCACTTTACGTAAGGATTCTGCTTCTACTCTTTTTATTTCTTCACTAGCATTATCAGTACTTTTTTCAAAGAAATGCTCTCCTGGCACGTGCTCATATGGACCACCATGTTGGTTTCGGGGATCCCAACCATCATTTAGGAATCTTCCAATATAGGCTTTTTCACTTTTGCGAGTAAACCCTACTTGCACGGCACCGCCATGTTCTTTGTTATAGTCAATAGCGTTTACTAAGTCCTCTCTATCCCTTCGTTTATAGCCACCCTTTTCGCGATCTTTAACTAATTCCACTGGTTGACCAGTTTCTTCATCAAAACCCATGCGGCCATTTCGAGTAGGATTAAGGTTATGCGCTAAATTATATTTAAGAGCTTTTTCATAGACTTGAGCGGCTGGCTTATTGATCTCCCAGCGCTCTTTTTCAGTAAAGCCTTGGCTCAACTTATCAAGAATACTGTCCATATTGCCTGGATTTAATGAGGAGGAAAAATGCAGACCACTAGCCATGTTTACGATCTCCATAAACGTGACAGTAAATTACGTCATATTGAGTTCTAGTAGGGTCGATATCACGTTCAATATGATCAATAGTGAAAAGTCTTGTGCCCCATTTCATGATGTAATCGCTAGTAATGCTGTCATCATGACGAATAAAAAAAGCTAAGCTGTCTTTAATATCAGATCCGCTTAGCTTTAATGTATCGTATTGAGTAATTGACCATTGCCCAGCCCATCTGGTTAATTTGGGGTCGGCTTTAAATTCTTTAATAGGCATCCCTGTATTAGGATTTGTTTTATCAGTATTCTCATAATGACCAAATTGCATACGAAGGCGCATGCGAGAAACGTTAATTTTGTGCTGAACTTGTACCATCGAAATCATCTCCATAATCGTCACCATATTGCTGAATTAGGTAACGATAGTCGTCTTTCATTGAGTTAATATAGTTCTGATAAGCAGGGTGTTCGAAAATATCAGCATTAGAATCACGGTCTCTATTGTTGTAATGAGTAAATACTTCAATTAAGACCGCAGCTTCAAATTCAGGATTTTGGTCAAAAAAAGAATCGAGGCGAGCCCCGACTTGACCAATAATATCTTTTCTAGCAGCTAATACTTCTATCTTCAGTAGATCGTCATCAATATGAGGGTCTACTTTACAATAATTTCGAACATGTTCTAGTGAAATATCATCTACCTCATGTAATAATTTTTGAACACTCATTGCTAATTATCACCAGTAATCTTAGCTAGCAATTGTGGCTTGGTATCACTGGCGTTGTAAGCAATGTGGTGAGCATCAAGATAAGCCTTGATATCAGGAACGGTGTTCTTATCAGTAGGAACCGCATCTGTAGAGGTTGATGAAGTATTTGCAGATGCATCATTAGACTTAGCTGTATCATTTGAACTAGATGATTGACTATCGCCTTTTCCTGCATTCTTATTGTCTGGTGAAGGAGTACCTTTGCCTGCATCTTTTGATTTGGCAGGATCGTCCCCACCTTGGCTTGGTGAAGGCTTATCTCCACCTATTGTATTGCCAGATGGGGTTACACTTTTTTTACATCAGCAATTCTAAATGCTGATGAAAGAACAATACGGTGGTCAAACCAAGTAGTGAATTGGAAGTAGTTCATACCATGTTCGTAGTCCTTATATTGTTCATAAAGTGGACTATCCATTTCGTAGTTCAAACGACCATAAGTGAAGTCACCAACAATTGGCTTAACAGCTGCTGAAGTGAAGACTACAGGTGCGCCTAAAACTTGTTCAGGTTGACGGTCATACAAGGTAGTTGAGTTATTTGCTAAGCTATCAAGCATATCGTAGTAATCAGTTCTAGTCATCAAGATCTTAGCTGAATCTTGGAAGTCGTCATCCAAGTCTGCCAAAGCC